GTACTTGATGACCGCCATGAAGGTGATGTAACCAGGATCGGTGGAGGGCGTGCACCCTTGGACGATCAGGTGATAGCGGAAGTGCCAGGAAGGTGCCATGTTGGTAGATGCTTGCAATGGAAGGTGGGACAGAGGGGAGGAGATACCGGTGTCCTTCTTGATGCTAAAGCCTTTGCTGATGCGATTGATACGATTATTGTTAGCAGTAGTAATACGATTCACGAAATTTTTCTGCTCCCACATATCATTGATGACGGTCGAGGTGGCTGAGGAGGTGTCGTTCAGATTGATACTGACGATGGAACCTAAGGTCCCGTTCTGGAGGATGGTAACAGTCATCTTGCTTGCAATGACACAGTAATATCCATAGAAGTCGGCGTAGGTCTGCCAGCCAGGCAATGAGTTGCCGACGCCTGATTGATCGGGGTCGTACGCTCCGTTGGCGCTGAATGCAATTTGGGGCTTAGTTCCCGAGTTCGCGTCCATAGTTCCTTGGAAGGAGTACCGGAGGGTGGTCACACACTTCTGTGGGAGGAAGTTGGCGGAGGGGATGGAGCGCTGGATAGCGCCAGTGCCACGGGACCGCTTACGCCACATGCGCTTACGGCGGTAGGCCACCTTGCGCTTGGTCCTACGGCGGAAGTTGCGCTTGCGTTTGAAGGTGCGTTTACGTTTGTATGCCATCTTTTTATTATATAGTAAACATGTGTCACAAAATCAAACGTATGACAGGGGTAGCTAAGCCAATCAGATTGCAGCTTATGCTTTTTGGATGAAACAGACGTCGCTCCGCTCCGTGTGGTTTTCCGGCGGGGGGCAAGCCCCCTGTAACAATGCGGAAAACCACTATAATGGCTTTCGCTTCGCTCAAGCTTAATATATATATATATATATTCCTTTAACCTATGTGTACCATGCGTACCAGTACTTAACTAAGATTTGTCATTTTGATCGATTTCGGCGTTTTTGGACACGTACTTTGACGTAACGTTTTCGAATTCGTACTTAGCATTAATTATCCAAAATTTCCATCTGTCTTGTGATAGGAAGTCGATGGCTGGGATAGTGTTTCCAATGACCCAGATGTTTGGCGCATGGAAGATCTCCTCACGGAACTTGTATCTTTTATCGTAGGCATAGCCGTCCTTGATGGTCTCGATCGCTGCGTAGAGCCCGCCCAGTTTCTTTTGATTGAGCGCACGGGGGAGGTCGATGATATAGAGAGGTGCTTTAGGCTGGTCCATGACGGAAGCCAGGAGATCCTCGTAGTCATTCATAGCCGGGAGACATCTCCCGATACGATGAGCACGAACCCATGCAACGAGCATGCTTTTACCATTGTTGCCAGTGACATCGTGAACGAAGTTGATGGTACGTTTATCACGCTTCTCAATCTTGGCGTCGTCCACGATCTGCTGTTGGAATGGGCGCAGTGTGGTGATGTCCTCCAGTTGCCAAGGGATGAAGACTGGTGGAGGGTCAGTGTCCTTCCAGGGACCGTCGACTCTAGTGTCGGCCTTGGTGCAATAGAAGGCTTCACCCTTCAGAGAGTTCTTAGATGAGACAGACCATCTACCCTTGCACAAGGGCTCACCCGCTCCAGCCATAGCTTTGCGGAATTCGTCGGGTCGGCGGCGCTTAATCAGTGAGACACGAATTTGCCAGTGGATATAGCCTCCGTCACCTTTTTCAAGCTGAAAGCTATACTTCTTGAACCATGGCTCAAAGGCCTTGATCAGGTTTGTGTGCTTATCACAATACTTAAAAGAGAGGGTGCAGTCAAAGACGCTGCATCCTTGATCGCGTACTTTTTTGTCCTTGTCAGACATTTTAAATTGTTTTATTATAAGAAATATTTCCTGTCGTGAGGCAGGGGTAGCTAAGCCAATGAAATTTAAGATTCAAAAACAGAACGTGGCGCGTTAAAATTATTTGAGTAACGGTCGTATCGAGGTTTCTGTCGAGTATCCGTTAGATGCCGCAGAAGACCTCTGTCTACACCCAGTTTTCGCTTCTCATGGCGCGAAAATGGGTGGGACAGAGTGCCGCAGATGGCAACAAGCGATCTTGGCTCATGGATGCTGCAATGCTTGCGGCTAACGAACAGGGGCGCACTACGTGCTTGCTCTCCGCAATAATCTGCAAAATTTTTTTCGGCTATAGCTGCTGCTGGATCTTTGGCGTCAGGAAGATGATGCGGTACTTGATGACCGCCATGAAGGTGATGTAACCAGGATCGGTGGAGGGCGTGCACCCTTGGACGATCAGGTGATAGCGGAAGTGCCAGGAAGGTGCCATGTTGGTAGATGCTTGCAATGGA